TCATGGCTCCCTCACCCTGCTTTATTTTAGAGGATTAAAAATGGCAGGTATTGAAACAGTAACATTGACAAAAGGCAGTGATAGTGTAGTAGTTGATAAGGGCGGTAACGCAGAAGAAGAATACAGAGGCAGGGGATTTAGCGCAGAAGGTGAAACTAAACCGAAGGCCAAAGCGAAAGCCAAGGCGAAAGCGAAGGCAGGTAAAGAGTGAGACTGCGAATGTGGAACGGCAGGTTGCCGACAGAAGCGGAAGATGAGGGGGCAACGGTATCGGTTACAATAGATGAAACTGAGAATGCTATTCCCGATGGAGCAGTTATGGAAGTGAGTTATGCTTCTGAGGCTCGTTCGTTAGGTGCAAGCGAGTGTCAGGAGGCAGGTTTCTCAGTTGAGCCTAATGGAGAAATACAGAATAGTTTAATACTTGATGCGCCAACCGAATTAATGTTAGACCCGAATAATTGTAAAATATTCGCAGTGACGGAAGAAGAAGAAACAGAAGAGGAAGAAGAGGAATAAAATGGCGTTAACGGTCGAAACAGGCGCAGTGATAGCTAACGCAGACAGTTACATTAGTGTTACGGACGCGGATGCGTATTTCACCAAACACGGTTCTCCGTCTGATTGGACGGGACTAAGTTCGGCCAACAAAGAAAGCGCATTACGTTATGCAACAACATCCCTTGACAGTATGTTCGAATGGACGGGAGAGATCGTAAACAATACCCAAGCATTGGCGTGGCCAAGGGATGGCGCAACAGATGATGACGAAAGGTATTATGAGTTTGACACAATCCCTTCGCAAATAAAAAACGCAGAATGCGAACTTGCTTTGTATCATGTTAATAATGCTCTAAATGCTTCGTATGAACGGGGTGGAGACATAAAAAGAGAGCAAGTAGGCCCAATAGTTACAGAATATTTTGATGGCGCACCTGCTGAAGCGACATTCCCTATACTCATAAGAATGGTTCGCGGTCTTGGCTCTTTCAAGGGTCCAAGTGCTACTATAGACAGGGCATAGAAATGAACGCAACGAAAACAGCGACAAATGCACTTAATTCAATAAAGCGGAGCGGAACCACATATGTCCTTACAAGAAAAACGGTTACAGTAAGCGGATCAGAACCGTGGAAGAAAAGTTCGAGTAGTACTTCAACCCAAACGTTAAACGGAATATTAAATGACTTTAAAACGAGCGAGCGTGACGGGAGTGTAGTGCTACAACAGGACAGGCGATACATAGTCGCTTCTTCGGGGATGACAGGTGGAGAACCAAACGTTGGCGATCTTTTAACTGACGGAAGTAAGGATCTTAGAATAGAATCAGTTCAAACAACAAGAGCGAAAAATGTTGATGTCATTTACACGTTGCATACGCGAGGCTATTCTGCTTAATGAGTAAATACAAAAACGGACTAAACGCAAAAACATTTAACATTAGCCTTGATGATTTTAAAGGTGATACACTTGAGGCCATACACAAAAAGAAGAGGCTCATAGGTCTAAAAGTGTTACGTGGCGTAGTTTTGAAAACTCCTGTCGATACGGGCAGGGCGAGGGCAAATTGGCAACTGTCTATTAACATCCCGAAAACGGATGTAAAGAAAACAACAAATAACACATCGGTTGCTGATGGAAATAGAAAATTAAAGACAATGAAATTAGGTGAAGATATATACATTACAAACAACCTGCCCTACATAGGTGTATTGGAGCGTGGGCATAGTAAACAGGCTCCGCGAGGAATGGTTGCATTGACATTAGCTGAAATAGAGGCAACAGAATAATATGGCGTTTCGTACGGCATTTAATACAATACTAACACGATTTAAGGATAGGATGGATTCTGTTAGGCCAAACGTCCCTGTGGCGTGGCCTAATATTGAGTTTGACCCATCGGTTTCGTTCAACCCGTCAAGCCATCAAGCGTGGGCGCGAATAACGGTTTTAGGGGGTGAGCAGAATCAAGTATCTATTAACGGGGCGAGTCCTCGTTGGAGACAAGTAGGGGTAATTACCGTACAGGTTTTTACGCCAACGGAAGAAGGCTCTGAGATGGGTCTTGCGGTAGCCGATGATATTGCCACCATTTTTAGAGGTGTCACTGTGTCGGGAGTTGTTTTACAGGCAGGTTCCGTAATTCCTTTAGGGCGCACGAATGAGGAGCCTTACTATCAAGTAAACGTTGAAGTGCCGTTTCGGTACGACAGCTAATTATTTCATAATTATGAAAGCAGATTAAAATATGGCAGATGCAAACAGAGTACAAGTATCGTATCTTGCCGAAACTTCGTTTGGAGTGCTACCTTCGTCAGCGTTCAGAGCTTTTCCTATAACGGGAGGAAGTTTTGCAACAGGCATAAATACGGTGCGCTCTTCTCAAATACGTGATGATGCGCAACAGGCAGACATGAAAAGGGTCGGGATTTCACCGACAGCGTCATACGATTTTGAATTTTCGGCACAGAATTACGATGAATTTTTAAAAAGCGCATTACGTTCATCCGCTTGGGGAACTCAGTTGGCTGTATCAGAAACAACCATTTCAGCTAATTCGACAACCATATCAATATCGAGCGGTACGCCATTCTCAAGCGTACCCGTTGGTTCGTGGGTGTATGTGGATGGTTTTACAGAGTCAGGCAATAACGGTTGGAAGCGCGTTGCCACTATAACGGGTTCGGGGGCAGGTTTCACTGTTAGTAATAACGGTGGAATGGCAACCGAATCGGCAGGTGATACTGTCACCGTTAAAGGAGTATCAATTTCTAACGGAACAGCAAGCGACAGCTACGGCCTACAGCAACAATATCAAGACCTGACCAACAAATGGCATGCAATGTTAGGCGCGAGGGTTAATTCGTTTTCTTTGTCCCAAACTCCGTCAGGTATTATAACGGGTAATGTTGCGTTTGACGCAAAGGATCGGTATCAAGCGTCAGGAGGACAGGGAAGCGGTTCGGTCACGGATGCCTACGATCAGGATGTCGTGTCAGAGGTAGACGGGTTTGAATCGCTTATAATTAACAATGCCACGGTATCTTACGATGTCATGGATTTGTCAATTAACATCTCCACACCTAACAGACCTGCGAAGGGGTTGGGGTCATTAAAAGCCACAAGGATGCCACAGGGCGCAGTAGATGTAACAGGTAGTTTTTCTGTGTATCTTGATGCTTCTACATATGCTGACCTTGATCTTGATTTACAGAATTTCACCAAACAGCCTATCGCATTTACGCTCAACATGCAAAACAGCGACAGGTATTGTTTTGAAATGCCTTCGTGCGCGTTGACTGCTGAACCTGCGACAAACGGTGGAGTAGACACAGACATTATGCTATCATTTGATTTTTCTGCTGAACCTGCGACGTCTGTCGGGGGCGTAGAAAAAACTATAGTAGTGACAAGAGTTATAGCGTAATAACCGTCCCTACAGAAAATAGGCGGTTAACCGCGAGTGGGGTGCGAGGTAGGGGCGCACCTCACTCACTTTTGGGAAATACCCTTACAAAACCCTTACAACCCTTACATACGAGGTAAAAATGGATTTAGCTAAGAAATACAAGACGGACGAAGAAGCAGAAGATAACGGAGCGTGGATAGATTGGGGTGACGGAGCAAAACTGAAAATTGCTCGCGTTGGAAACAATAATTATCAACGCAGGGCGCAAGCGTTAATGAAACCACATCGTCACGCAAGGGATAGAGGAACAATTAGCGAAGAAATACAGACGGATATTGTAACTAAATGTATTGCCGAAACAGTGTTAGTTGATTGGGAGGGGATAGAGTATGACGGTAAACCTATTAAGTATAGCTCTAAAAATGCAGAAAAATTATTAAATGAACTAAAGGATTTCCGTGAGGATGTCTTGCTTGTTGCCAATGATCTGACTAACTTTAGGGCAACTGAAATTGAGGATAGCTCAAAAAACTCACAGAAGTCATCAGGTGGCAGTTAGAATGGGGGCCACATCTTGATCGCCTAAAGCGTAAAAGAGAAAAAGGCCAAGAAACATTAGGGACAAAAAAAGCACTTGATGACGCACCGACACCTTACGCAGATAATGCGTGGATATTAGACGCATTTCAAATCCTCTCATCTTCTCGACCCTACGCTTCGGGGGGATTTGGAAGCGTACCTCTACCGATACCGTTCGACACAATCAACAGTTATGCAATACGTTACGGCATAGATGACTTTGATGAATTCGAACGTCTGTTTTTGATAATAAAATCCATAGACAATGTATACCTTGAATTTCAGAATAAAAAAATGGAACAAAGACAAGCCAAAGCAAAGGCAAAAAAATAATGGTAGCTGATACAAGAACATTGAAAATAGAAGTTAAAGACAATGTTAGTATGCCTGTCAAAAAAATGTCGAGAACGTTAGACCAATTAAAGCGTTCAACGAGCGATATGGCTAATGCTTTTGACAGGGCACAGAGAGAAGTTGACGAGCTTGGTGATGAAGTTAAAAAGACAGGCGATGAGTCCGAAAAAACAGGTGGGAAGTTTAAAAGACTCACAGGGAGCCTTACGAGGGCAAAAGTTGCGTTTGGTGCGGTAGCTGTAACCACTGCTTTAATGGGTAGGCAATTTTTAACAATAGCTGACACTGTAAACAGGATGGACAATCGTCTACGTCTTGTTACAAACACACAAAAAGAATTAAACAGGGTCTCTACTGCTACTTTCCAAATAGCAAATAGAAGTAGGGTGGGATGGGAATCAACTGTAGACCTTTATGCAAGAATTGCAAGAACGACGAAAGACTTGAACATAAGCCAAGTAGAACTTCTTGCTGTAACAGAAACAATTAGTCAGGCGGTAGCCTTATCAGGTGCCTCTGCCGAATCTGCAGACGCAGCCCTTATGCAGTTGGGGCAAGGATTCGCGGCAGGAGCGTTAAGAGGAGAGGAGCTGAACAGTATTTTAGAACAGACTCCAATGCTTGCAGAGACAATCGCAACGGGTTTAGGGGTTGGAGTAGGCGCATTAAAAGCTATGGGTGCGGAAGGTGAATTGACAGCAGACAAGGTTATTGGCGCATTACAGAAAATGGAACAAGCTACAGCAGAAGAGTTCGGTAAAACGAAGTCAACAATAGCTCAAGCAAGTACTGTTTTAGGCAATAGCCTTATGGACTTAGTAGGCGACTTAGACGAAGCAATCGGTGCAAGTAATTTATTTGCAGAAGCCTTACTCGTTATAGCAAACAACATAGATTCCCTAAATGGGAAGTCTGCGAGTTGGGTGGATAACATAAAAAAAGCGCAAGGCAATGTTGATTGGTCTAAGTATGGTCCGCAAGGCGCACCTAAAGAAGGGGCAATGTTATTCCCTAATGTTGGCGCACCTACAGGGAGTTTGACAAGTAACGGAACAAAACTTGATAGTCGCGCAGGTAACTTGTCAGGCGACGTTTTCGACATTTTAAATAATGCGATTGCGAAGGATGGTAGTTACAACCCTGCGGTAGGACAGGTAACATATGGAGCTAAAGTTGACAATACTTTGGCCGTTGATGCAGGGCTTGAGGCTACAGGGATAGACGCGCACGCGCAACAGCAAATTAATAATATGACAGATGCTGTAAAAGAAGAGTTCGGTACGCAACTTAGCCCCGAAGAGATAGCAAATTTAAGAAAAAAGATACTCAATTCGCTTCCTGTCCCTGCGGTTGAGGAAATAGCAGAAAATTTCGGAGACATTTTTTCTACTGAATTAGATTTAAACTTAGAAGATTTTGCACCTGCAGGTCTTTCTGAGAGAATTTTAGATACGGGCATAAATTTCAATAAATTAGGAAGCGTTTTAGGAGAGATTGACCCAAGGCTTAGAAAGATTGTCGGTACGTTTGGAGATTTAGTGACTGCTTTTGCTTCGGGTAATCCAATAGAAAAAGGACTTGCAGTTTTTCAAGGGATAATTCGTGCAGGTGATGTCGTGGCAAATTTATTAAGTCCTATCGATTCTGCTACAGATGCTTTAGCAAAATTTCGCGTTGAAATGTTAAGGCTTGCGAATGATGCGACAGATCAAGCGTTTGGGGTTAGGCTCGCGAATCTTCCGCAATATGAAAGTCAAGTGGAAGCGATGCTTGCCCCTGTCAGAGATTTGTATACAGAAATTTATTCTCAGCAAATGCAACCAAGCACGATTACAGACTTGATGCAAAATGAATCGTTAGGCTTTAGCTCTGTAGGACAAGCAGAAGCATATATCGAAAGACAAATATTAGACGTATTTTTTAAGACACTTAGTATGACAGGGGGAGAACAAAGAAACCGTACTATGTCACGAATAGAGGGCGCAGGGATTACAAATATACACCAAACAGGGCGCGATCTTTTTGGACAAGATTTTGATATGACTATGTTGGGAACGGAAGCGTTATCTACTATGGATGCTTTTGACGGGCTTGCAAGCAGTTTGCGTTCAACGAATAGAGCATCTAAAGCACTAACTGAAACAGAAAGCAAAGTTGCGAGGCTCCGCTTTCAAGGCGAAGCGATTCAAGCCCGAACAGATTTACAGCGTGATATGAAGTTGGCAGGGGGTGATGTTTACCTACAGCAACAGGTTATGAGTCGTTTCCAAGCTCAAATTGAAGGGATTGGACGATCATCAGACCTTGCAAGTAGAGGAGGTGGAACAGGTGGAACAGGTGGAGCAGGTGGAACCGATGGAATAGGGCAAAGTCCAAGCTCTGTAGAATATACGGCTAACCCTGAGAATGTTCGTGGAGCAATGAATACAGCGCAACCGATATACAACAACGCAATTAACGATTTTGCGAATTCATTTGATACCGTAGTTGTAGATTTGGGTCAGTTTATAGATTTCACGGCAACAGGGATACAAGGTCAAATAATTTCAGCAATAGAGGACGCTATAGCCGATAGAGCGATAGGATAAAAATATGGCAGACGTAATATTCACTTACAGTTCAACGACAGCAACACTACCTGCGCCTGATCACCCTGAAGAGGTTAACGAAAACCTAATACAAAAGAGGGCGAGAGCGATGGGGGGTCGTGTGGTTTCTATAACGCGAAGCACAACAACGATTAGTAATCCTATTTTGCATTGGTCGTATTTGTCTGAAGCGAAATACAACGCCTTAAAAACATTTATCAACACAACGGTAAAAGGCACACAGTTACCATTCACCTACACAGACCACGAAGGAACGGCACAGGCAAACACGTATTATATGGGTGGATTAGAGAATGCTAAATCGACAGACTACGACTCTTGGCAGGTAGACATACAATTAGCGTATACATAACACATGAAAACAACGACTACACAACAAAATAACAACCGTTTTGACAACGGGGTTTCTGTAGCTTGGTTGGTTGAGGCAGAAATAGACCAATATACAGGCTCCGCTCTTAACGTTTTGTATGGCTCAAGGGCTATAACTATCAATGATGGTGGAACTGCCTACACCTACGCTGATTCGCTCCCACAAAGGGGGTCTGTCGGTTTAGGTATGGCGAGTTTGCGTACGCGAGGGGGTCTTGCGTCTGTTGCAGGTGCAACATTACGGGTTCGCAACGAAGAATTATTGTCTGACCTTACTGATTCGTATTTAATACAGAATGACGAATTTCGTTTTTATATGGTTTTTGTTGATGGCTCTCAGGTTTACAATGACCGATTAGAATTGTTTCGGGGGGTTGTTGATACGCACCAAAACGCGAACAATGTTTGGACGATAAATATCAAAGACAATTCGCGTAATCAAATACAACCATTTCCGTCGCTTCTGTCAGAGCCTATAAAATATCCGTTTGCTTATGATTTTGGGAAACCTGTTCCGCTTGCGTTTGGCAAACTTGAGGATGGCCCTCACGACAGATCGGACAGCGATGTCGCATTGATGCCGATTTTAATGGTAGACAAATTTGCAATAGAGGGCGTAAGGCCATTCAACTCATCGACTACAGGGTCAACGTATCAGTGGTATGAACAAGCCAACGCATTTGCGAAAGTAAATTCTCCAAGCAATACAGGCGCAAATACAAGTATCCCTGCAGGTGGAAGCGTTTCACAGTCAAGGGTTGGGGTTAGTTCTCCATTACGTTCGTTAATTTTACGCCCATCACGAACAAAATCAGGTAACGACCAAAGCGATTGGTATTACACGGCAAACGGTGAGACGGGGAATAATGTAAGGCTAACAAGTTCTGACACTTTGTGGGTTTACCTGTCAACCGTACCGAAACTTGGGGCAGTGTCAAGCGTTACGCTTCGCGTCTACAGGTCTAACGGTCAGGGAACGCTAAATTTATACAATGACACTACGGCTATTGGAGGAGCAACAACACTAACGGGATCAGGAGATTTTCAAGACATTACACTCACTGCTTCTGATTTCACTGATTGGGCTTTCGCTTTACTGAACGTAAAAATAGTTGGAACACAAGCAAGTGATGCGGATGCTTGTATAATTGGCGACATAGAACTTATCGTCGTGTTTGAAGATATGTTAGCGTTTCAAAATGATGCTCCTCAAGTTTTTGTAGAGGGGCAGGGGTTTACTGACACAGCGACACAATACAGGGACGGTAGTGTTGTTTCAGGTAACGGTGTTTTGTTGCGTAATCCTGTCCACATATTACAGGCTATTATGCGTCATAAGTTTGGTTTGAATTTGCCGACAGCAAGCATCAAAAACGGTTGGTCAGCAACGGCTACAAGTAGAACCGATTGGAAGTTTGATTTTGCATTAACAGAACAGGTTGATACGACATGGATTGAAGATTTTTGTTTTCAAGCAGGGCTACATCTATTCCCTGAGGAGGGAGGGTGGAGCGTTTCGGCTATGGACAAAACACGGACACCGAATGCGCTAATATCTGCTGATTGGGATTGCCCTGTTAGGGGTGATACAGGCGATCCATCTAAATGGGATTATTCTATTCGTATTAAACCGATACCGATCAGTGAAGCAATTAACGAGGTTTCGGTTTCGTATCAAAAAAACCCTGCTTCAGACCAATACAAACTTGTTGAAATAGCTTCGGGTCGTAGTCGTGTGACGAGCAATGATGGTGAGGTGGTAGGGGGTTCGTCAGGAACAGGAATATTAACAGACAGTAATGCAACATTCAATTCGGATGGAATTGTTGTAGGGGAAATGGTTTATATTGAGGGAGATATAAGTTACAAAGTAAAAACGGTAGACAGTAACACTCAAATAACAATAGAGCCATTATCAGGAAGTGTGGTTAACAGTTCAGGGGCAAATATAAATTATTATATTGGCCCTAATGTAAACGGTGACTCTATTATTTCTCAAATAAACTACAAAACAGTAGCAACACTAAACGGACGAACTCCTCACAGAATGACGGCATTCAATGTAAGCGACAGCAGTTATAAGTCGAAGCTGATTCGTGATACGGCAACGGCAAAACTTTTTGTAGAACATTTGGTAGATTGGTTTGCTACGCCAAGAGACGAAGTAGAAATCGAAGTATTCCATACTCACTGCAATCTTCAGCTTGGTGACGTAGTTGCACTTGATCACCCTATGCTGAAACCGTCACTGCGAGCGATAGCAAAAGGGAATACGGGCAACAGTTTAAACACATCAGCGACCTCTATAACCGTATCGGATTCCAACCTTTTTGCAATAGGCGATGTTTTGATGATAAAACCATCACCTGCGGACATTTTATTAGGGTTAGGAACAGGTCAACCCGAAGCTCTTGTAGTAACGGGCGTACCGTCAGGGACGGCTATTGTTGTTTCAAGGGGCAATTACAATACAGAGGCGATTTCTCATTCAAGTGGATCAAATCTATTTTTATTAAAACACAAGTTTATCGTAATGGGATTAACGCCAATGACACCTGACAATCCATTCGTCAAGGTTCGGTTACATGAAATGCCTCACACTTACAAACAGCAAGGTTCAGTTGAGGGTGGCAATGCTCCTACAGGTTACTCGACTTTCCCAAATGGACGAATTGTAAACACAAATACGTATAGCAATTATTCATACGTAGGAAACTAAAAGAGGGAGTATGGCAACAAATACGTACACATACGGTTCATTAGGGCAACGGTGGACGGTTGGCGAAACGACAAGTAAGGCGAGGTTGGATATTTCGCGTAATTCTGCAGATGCGAATCGGTGGACGTTGACACAATTACTAACCGATCCTGACAATACGGCAAATTTTGCTCACGGAATAAAGGCGGTTTATACATCGGCAGAATCAACTCCAACAAATGTACATAATTTTATCAATTATACAGGAGCAAGCGAAATCCCATGCGTCGCGTTGTCTACAACGGCAGGGGGATCAACGACGCTAAATGGATACCTTACGTCAACATCACTTTCAAATACGATATTGTGGAATAGCCGAAGGTCTACGGGTTTTTATTTGGCATCTGATGACAAGATAAAATTCTATGTTTCTTCGGCATTTAAGGAAATCCCTCATCAGGGCAACGCAATAATTACAACAGGCATGATTGATGCGTCCACATTGATTACGTCAGGTGAATCGTTTGGCAATAGCGATTCGACTATCCCCACTTCAGCGTCGGTCAAAGCGTACGCAGACAGTGCAGGGTCATCTATCTCATTTTCAGGCTCAACGGGTTCGGGGCTACTCACGTATAGCAGTGCAACTCAAATCACCGTAGCTTCTGATCTTACCTACAACACAAGTGTGCTCGCGCTTACGGGATCGACTACGGGAGCGTTACGGGTAACGTCTACCCACGACAGCAAAGTCTACTTAGGTGGATCGAATGATCCACTTGTCTATTGGATGGAAGGTAGCACTAATAAGGTTAGTGAGTCTTGGGATTCAACCAATCATTATTTCAAAATCGCTCAACTACAAGATTCAACCGATCTACGGATTGGAGCAGGGGCGAGTGGCCTACAATGGACATACGTCGAAGGCTTATCACCTGCAACAAAAACTGTATGGCACTCAGGCAATAGTTTCACTTATGGTAGTTCGACGTTCTCATTTACGGGAGGCATAACCGCAACAGGTGACATCGAAAGCACGTCTGACGAGCGAGTTAAAACAGATATAAAAACGATTACAAACGCAATCGACAAGGTGACACGATTACGTGGAGTCTCATTCAAAAAATACAACAAAGATTCCATTGGCGTTATTGCTCAAGAGGTTGAGAAAATTGTTCCCGAAGTAGTGACCGTCCCTGACGGGGAGGACGGATTAGCATCGGTGGCGTACGGTAATCTCGTTGGGCTATTGATTGAGGCAGTAAAAGAACAACAACAACAAATTGACGACCTGCTCGAACAGGTTTATGCGTAAAAATCTTAAAAAAGGAAAATGTAAATGTTAAAAGGCGAGGTCAAAATAACAGGAACGTCATCGGCTCCAACAGCAACAGCAGGGATGCTCCACTACGATACGGACGATAATATTTTGTATATTTACAACGGAAGCGCGTGGGTTGCTCTTTATAGTTAAGGAGATTTTCAAATGTTAAAAGGCGAGCTAAAATTAAATAGCAGTACTACTAATCCCACGCCAACAGGAGCAGGGCATAGTTATTACAATAGCCATGCCGATAACAAACAGGCGAGGACATGGAACGGTAGCGAGTGGAAAAATTGGGGGGAAACAGGCATCGACGGTATGGACGGGTTGCGCCTTTATTGGGATTTTAAT